AAAATTCCAAAATATTTCATCAGGAAATATGGTAAATAAAGATTTGACTATCTTCATTTCTCTTGGCCAAATAATATGGGAATTATCTTTTAATAGTTTTTTTACAAAATCTTTTTTATTTAGACTGGTAGAGTTCACAGTCTTTACAGGTTTCTGCCGTGACCCCAAGGAGTTGCTTTTTGTTGCAATAGAAGTCTTTCGTTTCATAATTTCCGCCTTGGCAAGAACATCTATGAATAACTTGAACCAACTCTTCGGCAGACCTAAAGAGACAGGTATTCAATTTTTCTTGTCCATCTGGCATAAATTAGATATTACATCAAACTTAAATCATTTTCAACCATTTTTTTAATTAAATTTTCAAAAGAAATTTCTGGTTTCCAATTTAATTTTGTTCTTGCCTCTGTAGAATCCCCCCAAAGTAGTTCAACTTCTGCTGGTCTATAAAATATAGGATTAATTTTCATTAAGATTTGGCCAGTATCTTTTATAAATACTTCATTTTCTGGCAATGACTCATTTCCGATTGTTGTTGAAAATGACCAATAACCATTTATTCCAGCCAATTTAAAAGATTTTTCAATAAATTCTCTTACAGTATGAGTTTCTCCAGAAGAAAGTATAAATTCATTAGGTTTTTCTTGGTTTAACATTAACCAAATACCTTTAATAAAATCTTCCGCATGACTCCAATCACGTTTTGCGTCAATATTGCCCAACTCTAATGGTTCGAATTCGTAACCATAATCTAGTGCTTTTTTAATTCTAGCAACATTTTTTGTAATTTTTCTAGTAACAAATTCTTCTCCACGTCGTTCACTTTCATGATTATAAAGAAGGCCTTGTACGGCATAAAGATTATAACTTTCTCTATAGACTTTAACAAGATGCCTTGCGGCAGCTTTTGCTGCACCATATGGGCTTCTTGGCTTTAATGGATGTTTTTCATCTTGTGGGCTATAATCTACATTCCCGAGTTCTTCTGAAGAGCCAGCATTATAAAAACGACATTTCGGAGCATGTTTTCTAATAGATTCTAAACACCGAATAACACCCACTGCATCAACATCAAAAGTTTGTTCTGGTATTTCCCAAGAAGCTGCAACAAAACTTTGCGCAGCTAAATTAATAAAATAATCTGGTTGTATTTCTCGAACTAAATTATCAATAGATTGTGAGTCGGAAAGATCTCCAGTTACAATTTTAAATCTAGATTTATTTAATAAATGCTCTATATTTTTATAATTTTTAGTAGAAGAACGCCTAACTACACCGTAAATTTCATATTCACTTGAGCTAAGTAAATATTCAGCCATATAACTACCGTCTTGCCCAGTAACCCCTGTAATTAAAACTTTTTTCATATTAGTCCTCAGAATCTTCTTCTGGATTATCATATCCTTTAACAGAGGCTGTTTTCAAAAAAAATTCTTCAATTTTATTAATTATTTTATTATATTTTTCTTGATAAATTTCTGTACTTTCAGTTATTTCATTATCATTTTGAAGCGCTGTATAAAAAATATTTTTAGGTGAATTTAAAATATCATTAATAATTTTTAAATCAAATTTTACAATATTGACGTGCGCAAATTTTTTCCAACTTTTAATAAATTGTTTTTGCATACAGTCATCTTCATCAAAGTTATTTTCTTGATTAATATTATTTGCAATCTGATTAAAAACAAAAAAAACCATTGACCATTGTAGATTTTGCATAAATTTTAATTCTAAATTAGAATCTAGTTCATCGCGCATATCTTTATTATAGTCTTTATCTTTTTTCATTATTTAATAGGGCATGCTCCACCTTCACACTCAATACCTTCTAAAGCGTCATTTCCAATATTTTGTTTAATATTTATAAGAGATTTTACTTTAGACTTTTTACTATCATAAACTTCTTTAGTAATTTCTTCGTATGGAGCTTGTTTAAATCCATGTTTTTGCCTAAGAAGGAAGCTTACGGACTTGATTGAATTGGCATAGTTATCTTGAAGCCACTGTTTTAATATAGGTAGCTCTTCTTCAGAATAATAAGCTGTAACACTTACAGCGTTATCAGACCACACTTCCTGTAATTTTTTGACCATTTCTAGTTGTTTAATAACACCCACCTCGTCTGCAAATAACGCTCCGTCTGGAGTTTCACACGGAAACTCAACTACAACGGTATCATGGTTTTCAGATGCATCAAAATTAAGCACGTATTCTATATGGTACCCAAGATCACGACAATATTGAACAAGTTTATCATTACTAGACATTCTAACACGACGAATATAATATTTAGAATATGCTGGGTGGACCCCAGGGGTAGACCCCCCTAGCAAGCTCAAGGTGCCACTGGGCTTAATTGTAGTAAGCTTAATGCTACGATTCCAGCCGCGCTCTTTGCTCCATTCTTTATCAAATTTACGAAGTTCTTTATAACAAGCGTCTAACCAGTCAATTTTATCAAGAGATTGACAAATACCAGTAACGCCCAATCCAAGACGCATATTTTTATGAACAATTTTATTAGTTTCCTCGTGAAGAAATGGAAGGGCGGCAATAGCTTTTTGCGTTTTATACAAAAGTTTTGCACATAGAATAAGCTCCTCTTTAGAACTAATGTTATTTAAATAAAGTTCTGAAAGGTTACAACATTCATATGAGGCCAAGCTAATTTCTCCACAGGGATTTGTTCCGACGACATTATCTTCATCCGTCGGGTACAGGGTAGAATCTTTCATTTCCCCATCTTTTAAACGGCCAAATTTTTGAGAAAGAGGCAGATTAAAGAATCCATACGGTTCACCTTTTGCAAACCCAGTTTCGGGATCTAAAATATATCCATTTGTCCATATTTCATTGGAGATATGCTCAAAACTATCTGCATAAATAGTATTATTAGACATGGCGCGCCAATTTGGAACATTTCCTAAAGACCAGTTTTTTGCACGAAGAAACAGGTAATCATCTGGATCTCCTATTGCAATTTGCGCGCTACGACGCACATTTCCAGAAACAACAATTCCACCAATAATATTACAAATATCAAGAACATCAACAGAACGCAGTTTTTTATTTTCTCTTGTTTTGAAGATATTAACAATTTTTTCTATACCATCAATTAAAATTTGTGGACCGCTAGCTACCCCTCCAAATCCATTGATTCGTTCCCCAGCACCACGAATAAGAATTGTTGAATAAGAAAAAGATTTTCCATTTACGTAAAATGCCTCGAGTACTCGATCTAAAAGACGAATCCATCCTTCACGACTATCTGGAACAATAAAATCAGCATCTTTAGTATTTTTATGTAAAATACTCACTTCTTTTTTCACACGCGGTAATTCATGAATATCCTCACGACGAATTGAAAATCCCACGCCACCACCAAGCATTAAATTTTCAAAAAGAAATAAAAATGATTTGATACTATTCATGGATACATTCCAACAATTAAGAAGAGAATTCGCTCCAAACCTATCTACTGTTGGACTACCAAGTTGCCAAAGCATACGTCCAGCAAAATTACATTTAAGATTAAAAATCAAATCAAAAAGCTGTTCAGCCTCCTCCTGTGTGTAATTCGCTCCAATTTTTTGCGCCCCATTAATACAACGACGAACGGTTTCATGCCATTCTTCTGTGAGACCGTCCTCTTTTAACCGAGCATACGTTCTTTTATAAACAATATAGCCTAGACCATTAAACCCCCAATTAGGCGTTTTATTAACGTATTTGTTTGCAAAACTTTCTGAAATAATTTCTGTATTCATGTTATGGATATAAATTTACAACATTATGAATTAGATGGCAAAAATAAAAAAATTATCAAAATAAAAAAAAGGATCCTTAGAATTGTGGTGTATATCCTTTATTTTTTGTTAAATTTCTATCTTTTTTCCATTGTTTAATATGATCTTTTTTAATTTGATCGTTTTTAATACCGCCACGGCGCTCGCTCATTTCTTTTGACATATCTACTAAATCGCCAATAGTTCCAGCGCGCCGAGTTTTTTCAACAAATGCTTGTGAAGAGTATGGGTCAATATTTGCATCAATACTAGCTTGCGGTACTGTATATATACGACTCCATTCCGTACCATTCTCTTGATACGTTTTTATATCATTCATTTTAAAGAAAATTTCTTTGATCTCACCAGAATTTGGGTTTTGAAATAAATAAAATGGCATATTTATTTTACTTGTTTTTTACTTTGTTTTCTAATTTGATATGCTTTTGGAGACATTCTGCGTAATTCGCCATTTGGCATGCGCATATATTTAGTGCCATCTTTAAAAGATAAGTTTACTCCAAAATCGGAAGGGGTCGATAGTTCTTTAGCGGTATTCATATTAAATAGAATTCATTGTTTCTAAAATTTGACCAACCATTTTAGAATAAGTAAATTGAGTTTGAAGCTTTAACCCAGCTTCATTAATAGGATTATTAATAAATTTCTGCTCAACTTTTTCAAGACCATCTAAGAACTCCTGATCATTCCAGTCAAAGATATTGCCTTGATTAAAAGGAGCGCCTTGTTGGAAAAATATATTATCATAAGCTGGAATTTTGCTATTAGGTTTAATCAGAACCGCGTTTTCTTCGTTCATCCAATCTTTATACGCATGAGCGTTAAGACCTAAACAATGTTTACCTAACGCCACACTTTGAAATTCTGGGAGACCCCAACCTTCCCCACCGCTCATAGCTAATACAATATCAGTATTATTTAATAAACTATTATACGCTTCATTAGATGGTATGTAATTAAGAAAATTAATATTCCAATATTGTTTGCCTTCTAAAGCTTGTGCAATAATTTGCGTTTGAATTTTTGGATCTAAGAAATGATTAAAAATAGCGCAATTTAAAAAATATCCAGATTTATTTCCATACTTTTTAATCCAGTTTTGTAAAACTTTTAAATGACGTTTTCTTTGCGGCTCTAATTTACCAAAAAGTCCAAAATGAATACCTTCTTTTTTAGGTAGATCCGTAAGTTGTTTAAAATGATTAGAATCAAATGCTAATGGGAGAAATTTGACATTATCACATCCTATATTATTAAATATAGACACTGCATAATTACTTGATAATAATAATAAACTATTATTTTTAGTAATATTTACTTCCGTCTCTGTTGGTGAATCTAATTCATAAAAACTAAGAAGAACTTGCTTATCAGAATAACTCTCTAGACTACCATTAAGATGCCATAATTTAAAAATTGGTGTTTTTCTATTATGTACTTTTGGTGCAATATTAATTGCATTTTGAATCCAATTTAAAAAATCAATATCTTGTTTTTGAGTTGATAAATCTATTCCACCTATTGGGAATAGAACTATATCTTGTTTCTTAAGAAAAAGCTCCCTTAAAATATTAAGGGAGACCTGTCCTAAAGATGTAGAGTTTAAAGGTAAGTGAAAAGCAATCTTACTCACAGATTAAAAAGGAATATCTTCAGTTTGTTTTGGAACTTCTTTTTTGACCTCTTTAGCTTCTGAGGTTTTTTTAACTGAAAGCTCATCTTGGTTGTTTTGAGGCGGAAGACTCGTGTCAAAGTAAACACGATAATCTGGTTGATTAGATCCTTCAGTCTTATACTGATTCTTGAAGACAATAACTTTAATTACTTCATCAGATTGCGATTTAACAGTTCCAGTCAAAAAAGAATTTCCAGCTTTAGACTTCTTAATCCAAAAAGCTCCAGCTTCTTGCAACTTTGTTTTTTCATTTGTATTTTCCATAGTTTTTAAATACTAACATCAATTTTCTTGTTTGTCAATTTTTTTTTCGCAAGTTTAATAAATTTATTATGCCAGTTTAATACGGTTTGTGGTGTTACATTTAATATTTGTGCAATTTCTGAATAGTTTAAAATACGCTCTTTATTATAAAAATATCTATAATAAATAGCATTCTTTGTGTTTATATCTGAAATTTGATTAAATAAATCTATAATAGTATCTACAGATTCTTTTTGATTTGTTTTTATTGATTGACTATTCTGATTTATAAAAAATTCTAAAATTTTATCATCTGTAGCTATTAACTTTCCATTTTTATTTTTAAAATTTAAACAAAAAAATCTTATTTGATTACCTAGCCATGTTGAAAACTTAGAACCTTTTTCTGAATTATAAGAATTTAATGCGTTAAAAACTATCCAGTGTCTATTTTCATTTATGCAATGCAAATCTAATCCGCATGATGCTACATATTTTTTACCAATACTAAAACACATTCCACTATGCCTATTAACTAATTCATTTAGACTGTCACTGCAATTATTTAATTTTACGTTCTCTATTAATTTGTGATCTTCGAGATTTTTAAGATTTAACATAATAACCATATACAACATATTGTTTAATATGTCAAGAAATTTTAGATTTTCCCCTTCTTAAGAAGAACAATAAATAACTTTTGTGAGCGAAGCGATCAAAACGGAGACGAGCAAAGCGAGTTTACGAATAGATAAGTTACCCTAAT